ATGTCGCACTCCTTGTTCCACTCCTTAGTTTCCTCAGGGGTGCGTTGTGGCGGTGATGAGTCGTCTACCACTCTCACCTCGTTTGCTTGCTTTATGGCATTAGCCAGTAAGTCATTGATTTCCATCAGTTTCTCCTTTTTGGGTGGGGTTTATGGACATTAGTTACCTCCTTTGCCTCTCAGCTTTACACTTATGCTGTTAACTACTACCTGATAAGGCTCTGTAACCACCCACCCCCGTTGGTCGTGCACACCATCTTTGATTCGCGCACCTTTTTTATCTTGCCCCTCACTGGTGTAGTACTCGGGGCAAACGGCGACGTTGTTACTTAGGAACAGAGTTAGTGGATCCCCATCTATTAGGGTAAATTCGACCTGTATCATTAGTTACCTCCCATGAATATGTCTTTATTAGCCACAGCCCAAGCGATAAAATCTGTAGACTGAGTTAGTTTTGGGTGAAGTCTCAGGGCATCGGTCACATACACCATCTGGAACTCCTTAGGCATACGTGAGATGTACTTCATATCCCGCTCAAAAGCATCAGGGTTTGTGGTCATAGATAACGCCGTCGCTACTGCGTACTTAACAGCAGGCTCCGTAGGAACTTCGACCTTCTCAGGCGAGAGCCTAATTGAATCAATGCTAGGCATTTTCCCCATCAAGTCCCGTGTCGCTACCCACTCAGCCGCCGCACCTTCACCAACTTTACCCTCGGCTGCATACATATACAGGTCATTAGGTAAGTCCCTTGGAACCTCGGTGAACAACTGCGTCCACGCTCTCTGGGTTGGGTTAACTTGACGGTTCGGGTCGAAGTCGTTAAGCAGTTGAGGTCTTAAGCGCATAAACGCTATCCCCATCGGGTCAACGCCGTGCGTCATAGCCCACTCGCACCAATCGTCGAGCGACGTCTCCATCTCGAAGTGATACATACGGTTACTAAGGTGGGATAAGAGCTTTTTAGCTCCCGCCCTATCTTCTACACGGTTCCCCGTTACGATGATGCGCACCTCTGGATCTAGCTTGAACGTTGGTGTCTCACGTTCAAGTATAAAACCCGCCGCCCACGTTTGATGATGAGTCGTGCTCTGAGGTAACTCCTCCATAATGATAAGACCCGGACCCGTTCCCTCTCTGAACTTATAGAACATCGCCGTAGGGTTAAAGATTGTCTGCCCCTCCACTACAGATGGAACACCGGTGAAATCCACCACGTCATGGTTATTAACGTGAACCACAAGAATCCGCTCTTTGGGAATCCCTAGGTTAGTTCCGACTTGGACGGACCCATCTGATTTCCCCATCCCGGGCTTACCCACAAAAAACGGTACTGCTTTAGGTGCCGTTTTCAGGATTTTTGTTGCTACTTCTATTACTTGATTGATACTTGGCATGGCATGTTGCCTCCTGTTTGTTTCAGGTGTTACCACCTGAGGTTGAAAAAATAATTACGATCCCCGTGGTCTACCGGCCCCGCCCCCGGGTCTACCTTTCTTAGGGCTGTTGGTTAACTCCTCCAGAATCTTCTCGGCTAGCTCAACAACTAACCATCCACCACAGAAAAACACAGTAGGTTGTGATTGGTGTTTAGCCTCTCTGATGCTTGTGCGCAGTTGGATGAGCTTGTTTTCAAACGCGTTATAACGTTTGAACTCTTTCTCACTTAGCCATGCCATGATCGGCCTCCTTTGACGCGTTCCACACCCCCGTGAAATCCTTATGAGTCGTGCTAATCCCATGAGATGGGTGGGCTAATTCCCATAGAGCTTCATGGTTTTTCTTAATAAACCAACCACCCGATAGGCGTAACACACCTGTTGTGATTGCAATTCTTCGTGCCTCTTTCTTGCTCATACTTTCCTCCATTGGAAAAATGTCCAGTACGGACGTTGTGGTGATTACTCACCGTAATCGTTTAGCACAGTACTTGGCGTAACTCCCCTCAAATATCAGCTTCTTCATTTCGTCTAGGGGTATGTCCTGTATAGGTGCTGTAGGTCTTGAGATGGTTTGGTGCTTTGACGTCGTTCTCGAATACTTATCCGTAGTCCCGAACCATCCCGCCTCTGCATCGTTAACATACATAGGAAAATGGGGGCCGTAGCTATACACTACGAACATGTTTGCCTTCTCATCGGTCCACCCAACAAAACTGCTGTAGATTGCTATCTTGAACGTTTCAAACAGTAACCTGTTATCCACGTAATGCCGAACGTCGGCGTTCTTTACGCGTTTTTCTATTTTCATACCCCCTCCATTATTATTTCTTTCAGGAACAGGGTAGTCCCCGGCATAGTTTTGAGTGTCATCCAGTTGACTGACGCCCACACCTGAGTATCTAGTAACTCAGGACATTTACTCAGTTGAATCTCTATATCCCACAACTGACGTACGCTAGATATCTCAGTCGTAAAGAAACTAACTACTCCGCCGGTCTTCGACGGGTGACTGTCCCGTTGTATCAGGTCGCGCGGGTCTATGATGAGTCGCGCCTCTTCCCCGACTTCTCTCACTGCGGTCTCGACGGACGTTTCCCCAGGCAGTGCACCGCCACCGACGGGTTGCCAGTAATCGGGGTTCTTTTGGGTACGACATAACAAGATTCGTACGTCGGGCATAGATACTGGTCCCTCTTCCCACCATCCAACAGTGTGCGTAAGCCCCACCATTGAGGCATGCTTTGGTTTGTCGCTCATGAATTTACCCCATTAATTTGTCGATCTTTTTATTAAGAATATCAGCCCCGTCTAGTTCCCCTAAGGTGTTAGCTTCCATTAATATGAACCCGATAAGGTGGCTCATCTGGTACGCCTCCTCCGGTGTTAACTTTCGCTGTGCTAGAATCTCGTTGTGTTGGGCTAACTGGTTCAGCAGGTTTCCACTGACTATGTAGTCGCCGCACGCATCAAATCTATCTTTCATGCCTTTCTCCAAATTTAACAACATCACCCCACCTAGTAAGTTCTACCCATGACTGGTCAGGGAACGTAACTAGACTATACTGCTTGATAGTGCACCCTAGTACGTCGTGCCATCCGTAGTCGGTCCCGGTTGTAATATCTCCGTTCATCTCATCTGCGAGCACTTTCCACCCAATTGCCCCGTAGATGGCAGACCATAGTGGGTCTTTTTTTAGTTTGTCTACGAATAAAGCGGCGGTAATGGGCGCACTCACCTCCGTCTCCTTGGCACGCGCCGTGCCATTGGTGCAGTATTTGGTTGGCGATGAGTCGTCCAGTGTGCGACGTTCCCCGCGTTACCGTCAAACGAGAAGTTAATGAGGTTCTGCCACATAACTTCTTTTGGGTGTGGAGTTGGGGACCACCCGCTTGCGGTCATCTGCTCGGTCTTCCGCTTTATGGTCTCATCAAGGTGATCGAACGCCTCCTCCATAGCTGTACGCTTTTCATGCTCAACTTCGGCTATGGTTTCGTACTGCACAAGCTTAGCTTGCAAATCCTTTGTATAACTCATGACCCACTCTCCTACTGGTTAACACGTTGCTGATGAAATTAAAGCCAATACCGCCCAGCCCGCCGCCAAGCATAATATAAATGCTATGCCGGCTAAGATACTCTCGGCTACGGTCTCAGGCTTAGGGGGTTTGTGGCGGGTACACCATTTATAATCAATCATCGGTTTGCTCCCAGTGGTGGGATTGGTCTTCATACCGCTGATATTCTTGCTCAGTCATTGGGCTAGTCCTCCCAAGGTGATTATATTAATCAGTATTTCAGGGGCGAACGCGCTTATGTACGCGAACCAGAGTAGGGTGGCGAAGCCCGCCAATTGAAGTATTATTGAGGTATTTGGTGTTGATTTCATAGGTTTTATCCTCCATCAGGTGTGAATGTAATAAGACGGGGTTTTGTGGTGTGTCTTAATATAAGGGGGTGATGAGTCGTGAAACTCACCTGTTTACACGTTAACACATTGAGTGAGGGAACGTGCGTGATTGTCGTGTCTTAATCCAAGGTGTGGTTGTATTGAGACACGCGGGGTATTAAGACGTTTGTATTGAGACACGCGAAAAACGTCTTATTCGTTTTAAATCAAGGGGTTACGTGCCTATTGAGACAATAAGACACGGAAAAAGAGTAAGGTGCTGGAGTGATGAGTCGTCCAGAATTGCAGAGAGGACCCTCTCTCTCATTTCCTCCTCCTTTATACTTATATATTATGTCTTATTGTCTTATTGTCTTAATACCCCATTGGAAGCCCCGGGTTTACTGGGTTCTTGTATTGAGACAATATTTGGAGTTTGTCTTAATACGTCTTAATTGGTGTCTTAATACAAAAAGACAAACGCATAACGATACACACTCGATTGAATGTATATTGGTATGCAAGGGGTAATAAATACCCCTTGATGTTGGTTGGAATTAAGCCGCTGCTCTGGCTTTACGGTCTGCAGCTCTTTGACCTTGCACTCTAGATGATGCTTCTTGCTTAACGTCGTAAGCTAATGCCCACGTGTCAAACTTATCTGTAGTCTGTTCCACAATCCCGGCTGTTACTAGCGTTTTACTATTCAGTTGGTCTTGCAGCAAAGCACTTACTACCTTATCAATCGAAGTGTGATCTTCATGCCCCAATTTGGCTATTTCAGATACTAATTTTTTAACTGCTTGGTCTATAGCTGAAGATTTAACTGCAACAGTCGTTGCAGGTTCAAAGTGATACCATAAGCTATAAGTGGCACTTGTAATATTAAAGCTATCCTTGCCTTGCTCTTTAGCGTTCTTAACATGAGATGCACTCCATGTTAGTTTTTCAAAGTGACCATTATTTTTGGTCTTAACCCTGATTGGTGAATACTCAGATACCCACGCAATTAAACGGTTTCTATCTAAGCCTTTCATATCGTGCTCAAATACCTTTACTATTTCACGGTTAGACAGTACTGACTTTTTATCGAGAGTACCCGCGTACGTTAGCAACAAAACCATTTCGCGCTGTACTATCTCAGCTTTTTTCTCGATTTGATCGAAAGCTCTAACGATCTTATCAGCGCTAAACTTAACCGTGGGTTTTTTGGTGCCGTCAACTACTTTTAACTCATTCATGATTTTTACCCTTTTGTTAGTTATGGTATGGGAAGATCCATACCTAAAAATGCACTGTTAGCAATGCGCTTTTAGGTATGGGCTTTAGGGACTATATTGCCGCCCCGAACCGGCTTAAACGATACTGCTCGCGCTCTTACCCAATTGTGGAAATATATTAATGCGAGCCGGGATTGTGGTTGCGGAATCCCTACTTTTTACTTAAACCTAGTGATAAGACATCGAGTGGTTTCTGGCAATTGTTGGTACGTGCGTTCCCAATACAAGCGTACTAGCATCATTGTCAAGACGTAACTGTGGTGCGTGCTACGTTCAGGCAAAGATTTTCCGATCAATCAATCGCAATACTCTAGACCTATCAATACATTTAAAATGTATCTAACCTTTACTCAGATAATGAGGGCGGATAACCTCCCAGTCAAACAGTCGCAACTATGTTGTAAAAACAGGGAGTCTTTGAAGTCTTTGCAGTTCGATTTGTAAGATCGACCCATATCGGATAATGCCGGACACATAACTGTTTTGAGTCAGTCAACTGCGGTGGGTCGTAAAGCCACCGATTGTAAAAGAGCGGGTTTGAATGAAGCGATCACGTGGTGAAGACTCCGTTCACTATAGGGAAGTTGTAAACATGGGGGTGGGTAGTGACCGATGGGGGTGGGGGTGTGTGGGGCCAGCTTAGGTACTTCATTCACCACGCCCCCCACTTTTATAAACAGTTCATTTTGACCCACATATAGTGCCCCGCAAAAATCCCCTACACGTTTCCCTAAATAGACTTATAATGAAGGCAACTTGTCCACACGTGTATACATATGAGCAACCAAGTAGATAAACTTACAAACCCTGATTTCGCACATAAGTCGATCTTGTCTCGCGGGCAACTGCAGATGATAGAAGACGATCCTGCGAAGATGGAAACCCTCGCCCGTCTGATGGGAGCTGTTAACCTGGATAATCTATTTCGTCATATGCAGAACTCCACAATTAACCCGGCTACAAGGATTGAGTTCCAAAAGCTTCTGAATAAAATGGGTAAGTTGGAGCCCGACACTAAAAATGACGTCGGCGCAGGGCAGCAGGTCATCATCAATATAACTAGGGCTAAAGATAATACGGACGATCTTGTTATTGAAGGGTCTAGTACCCCGGTAGAACCATGACAGCGACTAGTGTAGCAACCCAACCCGCACACGAGATTAATTTTGAGGTTATAGCCTCGTTAGACTCGTTCTTTTACTCTGAAAAGTTCATTTCGTTAGCAGTGGGCCCCGTTGGGTCGACGAAGACGACTGCGGGTATTATGAAAATACTACACCACGCTGCAGTTATGGCACCGTGTAAGGACGGGGTACGCAGATCGAGAGCTATTTGGGTTCGTAACACGCGCGAGCAACTGCGGGATACATCTATACCGGATTTCATGAAGTGGATACCTGACGGAATAATGGGGTCGTTCTTGAAAACTGAGTACAAATTCGTCATAAAAGTTGGGGATATTGAGTGTGAAGTCCTGTTCCGGGGTTTAGATGACGCGAACGATGTACGACGGTTACTATCACTCCAGGCAAGCTTTTTTATATTCGATGAGTTCAGAGAGATACATCCGGATATTTTTAACGCGGCGCAAGGGCGGTTAGGGCGGTACCCAGATAAAATGATGAACGTCGTTGGGTGTAAGACAGATGATGGGAAGCCGAACGCGCACCTGTGGGGGATGACAAACCCCCCAGACCAGGATACTTTTTGGGAGGATATACTTTCTGAGCCTCCTAGCAACTGTCATGTAACAATACAACCCTCGGGCCTGGCCCCTGAGGCGGACTGGACGCAATATTTACCAGATGATTACTACGACAACTTGGCGCAGGGGAAAACTGAGGACTGGATAGCCGTGTACATACACGCGCAGTTCGGGAAATCATTGTCGGGGCAGCCTGTGTTTCGCTCATTTGATAGGCCTAACCACGTGGGGAAGCACGAGATACCTCTAATGGTGAACGATGCGCCACTGTTGATAGGGATTGATGCAGGGCTAACACCCGCTGCGGTTATCGGACACCTAGCGTACGACGGTCGATTAATAATATACGAT